CTTGCCCGGTGGTTTGAAGACTCGTGGGCTCCGCATCAAAGGTGATGACACGCCGATCGCTCCCGGAGAATTCCGTGACGTAGATGTGGGCGCGGGCACAATCCGCGACAACATCTTGCCACTGCCGTACAAAGAGCCAAGCCAGACGCTGTACACCCTGTTGCAGAACGTGGTGGATGAAGGCCGTAGGTTTGCTGCAACAGCAGACATGAAAGTCAGCGACATGTCTGGCCAAGCCCCCGTGGGCACAACACTTGCATTGCTTGAGCGTCAGTTGAAGGTGATGACGGCCGTGCAGGCCCGTGTGCATTTTGCCTTGAAGCAAGAGTTGAAGTTGTTGGCAGTAATCATCCGTGACTTCTCTGATGACGACTACGGCTACGAGCCCGAAGGCGACAAAGGACCCCGTGCTAAATCCAGCGATTACAAGCACGTTGACATTATTCCGGTGAGTGACCCCAACGCTGCGACCATGAGTCAACGCGTTGTTCAGTACCAAGCTGTTATCCAGATGGCGCAGATGGCACCGGACATCTATGACCTGCCTCAGTTGCACCGCAGGATGTTGGAAGTGTTAGGCATCAAAAACCCAGACAAATTGATCCCGTTGGAAGAGGACATGAAGCCTGTCGATCCAGTAACAGAAAACCAAGGCATCCTTAAGGGTAAACCCGTAAAGGCATTTTTGCACCAAGACCACAAGTCACACATTGCTGTTCACACCGCGATGATTCATGACCCTACGATTGCAGCATTGATTGGCCAGAACCCACAGGCCCCCAAGATTGGCGCGGCATTGCAAGCGCACATTGCTGAGCACGTCGGATACATGATGCGCCAGCAGATCGAAGCGCAGTTGGGCATGCCATTGCCGCCCGAAGACGAGAAGTTGCCGCCAGAAATCGAGATTGCTTTGTCGGCCATGATGGCGCAAGCGGCGCAACAAGTTGTACAACAAAACCAAGCGCAAGCGGCGCAACAGCAAGCACAGCAACAACAGCAAGACCCTGTGGTGCAGATGCAACAGGCCGAGTTGCAGATCAAGCAGCAAGAAGTGCAGATTAAACAACAAGAAGCCCAAATGCGGATGCAGCTTGAGCAGGCCAAAATGCAGATGGAACAAACCAAGATGCAGATGGCGCAGCAAACAGCCCAACAAGAGTTGGCGTTTAAACAACAGCAAATGCAAATTAACGCTGCATCTACGGTAGATAAACAGAAACTTGAAGAACAAAAAGTTTCCGGCCAACTTCAACTTGATGGTATGCGTATTGGTGCGCAGATCAAAGAGAGCCAAGCCAAGCAACAGTTTGACCAAGCGCACACGGGCGCGAAGTTGGACTTTGATATGGCCAACACCAAAACTAAAAACGCTATGCAAGCAGCACAGATTATGGAAACCGCACGCAATTTACAGAAAGGTAATACACCCAAATGATCCAAGATTTCGCACGCGTATTGCGCGACAAAATACGTGCCGACATGAATAACTACGCTGATGACTTGGCCAGCGGGAGATGTCGCTCTTTTGACGAATACCAAAAACTTTGCGGGACCATTCAGGGTCTGGCTTTCGCAGAGCGTCACCTACTTGACCTTGCAGAGAAAGTAGAGCAATCTGATGAGTGAAATCGACTTGAGCCCCGGCTCTTTCGCGTTACCCGAGACTATTCAAGCTACAGATGCCCCGGCCCCCGATGCGTCCGTAGATGAAAAAGCCCGCCAACTGCCTGATCCAGCAGGATACAAACTGCTGTGTGCTGTGCCTGATGTTGAAGAACGATATTCAGGAACAACACTTGACCTTGTTAAACCTTCGGACGTCCTACGTCAGGAAGAACACGCCACCACGGTGCTGTTCGTCTTGAAACACGGCCCCGACGCGTACAAGGACACTGCCAAGTTCCCTAACGGGCCTTGGTGCCAACCCGGAGATTTCATCTTGGTCCGTACGTATTCCGGTACACGGGTGAAGATTTTTGGGAAGGAATTCCGTCTCATCCACGACGACCAAGTTGATGCTGTTGTGCAAGACCCCCGTGGGATAACCCGCGCTTAAAGGATTAAAAATGGACCCGTACAAATTTCCCGACGAAGGGGAAGACAATTCAAAAGATTCAGGTGGTAACACTGAAATAGAAATTGAAATTGTTGACGACACCCCTGTCCAAGACAGGAACCGCAAGGCTCTGGACAGAGAAGTTTCCGATCCGTCAGAAGAGGAGATGGACAACTACACGGATAACGTCAAGAAACGTATCAAAGAGCTGACGCATGCGCGACACGACGAACGGCGTGTCAAAGAAGCCACAATGCGTGAAAAAGAAGAGCTAGAACGTCTTGCGCGGCAGTTGATTCATGAAAACAACAACTTGAAGCAAAACGTCAATTATGGGCAAGAAGCCTTTGCCCATACCGTTAAGCACGCAGCAAACGCAGAACTTGCTGACGCTAAACGTAAGTACAAAGAAGCTTACGAAGCAGGGGATTCTGATGCGCTTGTAGAAGCCCAAGAATACCTTACTGATGCAAAAATGCGTTTTGAGGCCGCGAAAAATTTTCGCCCAACCCCTTTACAGCAAACAGAAACTGAAGTACAACCACGTAATGTTCCGCCACCCGCGCCGACAGTGGACGATAAAACCTTGCGCTGGCAAGCAAAAAACCAGTGGTTCGGTCAGCCCGGGTATGAAGAATTAACCAGCTTTTCACTAGGGCTGCATCAAAAACTAGTAAATTCGGGGGTTGACCCTCGCTCTGATGAATATTTCGAGAGAATTGACTCTCGCATTAAGTCCACATTCCCAGAAGTTTTTGGACGTGAAACGAAGTCTGCTGAGACCTCCAGACGATCTACAACAGTTGTTGCTTCGGCGACCCGTTCGACAGGGACACGAAAAGTTGAAATGACACCAACGCAACTCGCCTTGGCTAAAAAACTTGGATTAACCTCGCAGCAATATGCAGTTGAAGTACTAAAAATGGAGAAATCAAATGGCTGAAGTTCGCAACCCTCGTGACCTTGCGTCCCGCGAAAAACAAGTACGCACAGTGTATGTACCACCTACATCTCTGCCTGATCCACTACCCGAGCCGGGAATTGCGTTTCGCTGGATAGCGACACACGTTCTTGGTCAAGCTGAGACCCGTAACGTATCTACCAAGATGCGTGAAGGTTGGGAGCCTGTAAAGGCAGCGGATCATCCAGAATTGCAAATGTATGGCAATGCTGCCACAGGTAACGTTGAAATCGGGGGGCTCATGCTCTGCAAGTGCCCCATTGAAAAAATGCAAGCCCGTGAAGAGTATTACAACCGACAGGCGCAAACCCAGATGGATTCGGTGGACAACCACTTTATGCGAAACAATGACCCGCGTATGCCTCTGTTTGCTGACCGCAAGTCAACGACCAGTCGCGGCAGTGGGTTTGGTTCAGGTTCATAATTCAAGGAGCCCTAAATGGCATCTACCGCAACGCCCTACGGCTTTAAAGCCGTAAACGAGTTGGGTGGCCTACCTTATGCGGGTAGCACTCGACAATTCCTCATTAACCCTGCCGGGTACAACACGAACATCTTCAATGGTTCGCTCGTGTATGTGAACACCAGCGGCTATCTGCAAATCGCCACATCCACTGGTGCTGATGCAACTACCAACGGTTTCCCCACTGGTACTGCAAACACTGGCTGTATTGGTGTGTTTGTTGGCTGTTCGTACGTGAACGCACAAGGCCAAGTGATCTATGCTCAGTACTACCCAGCTAGCACTGTGGCACCTACTGGTACAGCCATCACTGCCTATGTGATTGACGACGACCGTGCTGTGTTCCAAGTTCAGTCTGCTGGCTCTGTCACGCTGGCTGCATTGGGCGCAAACGTGTACCTGAACGCTGCTCAAAGCACTTCGACCGGTTCGACCACCACTGGCAACTCAAACACTGCTGTTGTTGCAGGCTCTTCTGCTGTCACTACTACTGCCGCTTTCCGCGTCATTGGTTTTGTTGACATGCAAGGCTTCTCGACCGTGGGTGACGCCTACACTGACATTCTGGTGAAGTTCAACCCCGGATACCACTCTTACAGCAACGCTGTTGGTCTGTAAAAGGAGCTAAATCATGGCTATTTCACGCGCACAACTGCTCAAAGAATTGCTTCCGGGCCTGAACGCTTTGTTCGGTATGGAGTACGCACGCTACGGCGAAGAGCACAAAGAAATCTACGAAACAGAGAAGTCTGAGCGTAGCTTTGAAGAAGAAACCAAGCTGGCCGGATTCGGCGCTGCTCCGGTCAAGAACGAAGGTTCTGCCATTGCTTATGACAATGCGCAAGAGGCGTTCACTGCCCGTTACAGCCACGAAACCATTGCCTTGGGCTTCTCCATCACTGAAGAAGCTGTTGAAGACAACTTGTACGACAGCCTGTCTGCTCGTTACACCAAGTCTTTGGCACGCGCCATGGCCTACACCAAGCAAGTTAAGGGTGCTTCCGTTCTGAACAACGGTTTCAGCGGCTCTTACTTGGGTGGTGACGGTGTGTCGCTGTTTGGTGTGAACTCTTCCAGCACTCGCGTTGGTCACCCCCTCATTAACGGTGGTGTGAACTACAACAGCCCAAGCGTTGCAGTTGACTTGAATGAAACTTCGTTGGAAAACGCTGTTATTCAGATCGCTGCTTGGACTGATGAACGTGGTCTGTTGATCGCTGCCCAACCTCGCAAACTGATTATTCCTCCAGCACTGCAATTCGTTGCAACCCGCTTGTTGGAAACCAGCCTGCGTGTTGGTACAACCGACAACGACATCAACGCGTTGAAGAACAATGGTTCGATCCCAGAAGGTTATGCAATCAACCACTATCTGACCGACACCAACGCATGGTTCTTGACAACAGACGTGCCAAACGGTCTGAAGCACTTTGAGCGTTCGCCTTTGACGAACTCCATGGACGGTGACTTCGACACTGGTAACGTCCGCTACAAGGCCCGCGAGCGTTATTCGTTCGGCTGGTCTGATCCCCTCGGTATGTGGGGTTCTTCAGGTTCAACCTGATAAAGTGAGAAAGGGGCCTTGTGCCCCTTTTTCTTTTGGTGTATATTGGGCCATCCGGGCCTACCGGTGTATCAAACCGTCCCGGCGGACGTCATGCAAGATTGATACACCTTTAACTGCATGAAGGAAATATCATGGGATTCGCAACACACCTCGGCCCTTGGCTGCTCGGCACTGTCAAAAACACTTCCGGCACCACTGCTGGCACGATCCGCAACTTGGGCTGTACTGATGTTTCTCAGTCTGGCGTAACAACTGTTGCAGACACTACGGCAACTACTCTGTTTGCAGTGCCTGCTGGTTCACGCATTATCTTGATTACTGTTGACATTACTACCGCTTATGCTGGTACTACAGGCAATACTATTACCATCAAAGCGGGCTCAACAACACTAGGTACTGTTGGTGGTGCTACCACGACACCTTTGTCTGTTGGCCGCGCAACATTCACTATTACTGACGCGAATATTGCTACCTATGTAAACGTAGGCACAACTGATGTCATCATCACCGCTACTTACGCTTGTGCTGGTACAGCATCCGGCGGTTCTGCAACGGTTGGAATGGTTTACGCAGTGCGCGATGCTGATGGTTCACAGAATCCTGCTTCAACTTAATTGATCTTGGGGGCTGCGGCCCCCGTTTTAAAGGAGATTGATTATGACGATGCAATACGACGTAAAACAGGCGCACCTAAACCAGTCCGGGTTTATGGTTCTTGACCGTGTACGTGTTAAAGCTGTCGCTTTTGTTGGCACTGCAACCGCAGGTCAGTTTGTACTTTTTGATACAACCACTGCCCCTGTTTCCAGCAGCGTGTCCTACGCTCGTTCTGGCGCTACGATAACCGTCTCCAAGACGGCGCACGGTTTATTGGCTGGGCAAACAATCGGCATTGACTTTGATTCTGGTACAGGCGGTTCAGCCACACCCGGAAACTATGTAATTGCCACAGCCAGCGCAAACAGTTTCACCATCACTGACATCAACTCTGGCACCATTTCCGGTTCTCCCACCGCTGTGTACTCCACAGGCCGCTGGTTGATGACTTTTGATGTTGCCGCTAACGACATTTACAACAACGGCAGCAGCGTTATGCCCGGCGAAGGTATGCTGGCGCAAAACGGCGTATATGCGTACGTGGTCAACTTAGCCGCAGTGAGCGTCTTCTATGGCTAAAGCAGCGCCCAAGAAAAAAGGCCCCTCACTGGCCGTTGGCCGTGGGGAGAAGCTGCCTATTTCCAAAGGTGCGGGCTTGACGGCCAAGGGGCGAGCTAAGTACAACGCCGCTACGGGCAGTAACCTCAAGGCTCCGCAACCCCAAGGCGGCCCCCGCAAAGACTCATTCTGCGCTCGGATGTCCGGTATGCCCGGCCCGATGAAGGATGAAAAAGGTAAACCTACACGCAAGGCTGCTGCTCTTGCAAGATGGAAATGCTGACATGACCGACCATACCGAAACCGTAAAATCCGTGGTTGATGGATTATCAATCCTTACCGTAATAGGGACATTGGCAGATATGCTTCCATCAGTCGCAGCAGTATTCACGATTGTGTGGACATCTATCCGCATATGGGAAACCGAGACCGTTAAACGGTGGACTGGCCGAACGGGAGGCAGCAATGCCGTCGACCAGTAAAAAACAACACAACTTCATGGCAGCAATCGCGCATAATCCCGCATTTGCCAAGAAGGTAGGAATTCCGCAAAGCGTTGGAAAAGATTTTGACGAAGCGGATAAAGGCAAAAAGTTTGGGAAGGGCGGGGCAACCCGCCCGGATGTGCAAGGTGTAAACAAGCCAAAAACCAATCATGGGAGTATGGCGTTATTTTCAAAAGGTGGTGATACTATGGCTTCCAAAATGAACGCTGGCTTCATGGCAATGATGGCTAAGAAAAAAGACGGCGCAGGCATGACCAAAATGTCCAAAGGCGGTTCTGCAATGTCTGCCAAGATGGGCTCTGTGCCCACAGGCAGCGGCATTGACGGCGTGGCTTCCAAGGGTAAAACCAAGGGCAAAATGGTCAAGATGAATATGGGCGGCAGAGCCTGCTAAGCCATGATGGCCAGTCGCGGTATGGGGAACATCTCCCCATCCAAAATGCCCAAAGGTAAAAAGATCGAACGCAAGGACGATCCGAACACCGTTGACATGTACGCTGAAGGCGGCGGGGTAAATGCTGCTGGCAACTACACCAAGCCCAGTCTGCGTAAGCGGATTGTGAGCCAAGTGAAAGCCGCAGCCACACAAGGCACTGGTGCAGGCCAATGGTCTGCCCGTAAAGCGCAGCTTGTGGCCAAAAAGTACAAAGCCGCAGGCGGTGGGTACAGAGACTGAGATGAAAGCGCCGCAGCAATCCCTGAAAGATTGGGGCGACCAGAAGTGGCGCACCAAGTCGGGCAAACCGTCAAGCAAGACTGGAGAGCGGTACTTGCCAGAGGCCGCAATAAAAAGCTTGAGCCCGGCAGAGTATGCAGCTACCACGAGAGCAAAACGGGCGGGTAAAGCAGCAGGTAAACAGTTTGTGGCACAGCCAAAAGGCATAGCCAAAAAAACAGCGGGGTATAGATAATGGCTTACGGTGATTACATGGGTGGTATGCGTGGAATGGGCAGACCTGCCCCCGGCGCTACACCTTACAAAGATTTCTTTGATCCAAGCAAGGGCGAGAGCCCTATGAATCCAGACGGCGATCGGTTTGCTGGCACAAAGTACGCTGGTACAGGCGGCCCTAAACCAGCAAGAAATCCAGATGGCTCCGTGCAAAGCGTCGGCCCAAATGGTGAGATGACTGGCGGTATGCCTATGATATATCCCGGCGGTTCGTCTTCGTTTAATGAAAGCACAGGTCAGTACGAAGCTGGACCCGGCAGGGCACCAGAATCGCAGTTGCAAGAACCTGAGTTGGGACCACCAAGCGATATGCAAACTGGCGGGCCAATGGAGCCGCAACCAAACTATTATCCGGGACTTCCGTCACGGTATGGCGGCGGAAACCAAGGACCTTTTGACCAAGGTCGTGGAGGCTATGGCGGTGGTCGTGGCGGTCGTGGCGGTTATGGCCAGCAAGGCGGCATGGGTGGCTTTGGCGGTGGTCGTGGAGGCTATGGCGGTCAACAAGGCGGCTACGGCGGCGGTAACCCCTACCAGATGCAGAACCCCTTCATGGGGGGCATGGGTGGTCAGCAAGGCGGCTTTGGCGGTGGTAACCCATATCAAATGCAGAACCCTTTCATGGGTAGTCAACAAGGCGGCTTTGGCGGTCAGCAAATGCAAAACCCTTTCATGGGCGGCTACGGCGGTGGTATGGGTGGCTACGGCCAACAAATGCAAAACCCTTTCATGGGGGGTGGCATGGGCGGTGGCATGGGCGGTTACGGCCAGCAAATGCAAAACCCATTCATGGGCGGTTACGGCGGTGGTTTTGGTGGTCAACAGCAACAACAAAACCCTTTTTCAGGGCTTGACCCACGAGCAATAGCAGCAAACCCTCAAGGTTTTCAGCAGTGGATGCAAGGCGCTCAGCAGTATTATGGCGGCGGCATGGGCGGCTACGGCGGTCAACAAGGCGGCTTTGGTGGCATGGGTGGCTATGGCCAACAGGGCGGTTTTGGTGGGGGCATGGGCGGCTTCGGTGGTCTCGGTCAGCAGATGCAGAATCCTTTTATGGGTGGTGGCATGGGGGGTTATGGTCAGCAAGGCGGTTACGGTGGTGGCATGGGCGGTTTTGGTGGTCAGCAGATGCAAAACCCCTTCATGGGCGGACAGCAAGGCGGCATGGGCGGCTTCGGCGGACAACAACCACAATCGGGGTTTGACGCAAACGGCCAACCACAAACCCAGACTTTTGGCGCACAGCCAATGCGGGAACCAAAACTTCCGAGCACTGAGGGCGATCAAATGATGACCACCCAAGGCGGTCCCATGGGCTACCAAGGCGGCGTGTTTGACGGCACAACCTCTTCTGGGTATCCTCGATAATGGCTACCAAAAATTGGATCAAAGACGCAATCAAGAAGCCCGGTGCTTTGCGCAAAGAGTTGGGGGCCAAAAAAGGCGAACCGATTCCTGCCAAGAAACTGGCGGCTGCGGCTAAAAAACCCGGCAAGATGGGCCAACGCGCACGTCTGGCAGAAACCCTCAAGGGGCTTAAGTAATGGCTTTCACATCCGGTGTCTCATCTTTTAACCTCGACCTCACGGAGATCGTAGAGGAAGCGTTTGAGCGTTGCGGCCAAGAGATGCGCACCGGATATGACTTGCGCACTGCGCGGCGTTCCTTAAACCTGATGTTTGCTGACTGGGCCAACCGTGGCCTGAACATGTGGACATTCGAGCAAGGGACGATCACGCTGGTTGCAGGCCAGAACACCTACGCGCTGCCCAACGACACGGTGGATTTGCTGGAACACGTCATACGCACGGGCGCGGGCAGCGCATCGACACAGGCAGACCTAACCATTACGCGTATCAGTGTTTCTACCTACGCCACCATCCCCAACAAGTTACAGCAAGCTCGGCCCATTCAGGTCTGGGTTCAGCGCATGTCTGGACAAGACGGCGCGGTAGGAGCGTTGGTTACAGCCACAGTTTCGGCTACAGCAACAACCATCTCGATCGACAACGTAAACAATCTGCCAGCCGCAGGGTTCATTAAGCTCGACAGCGAAGTCATCAGCTACGGGTACATCACACCCACGGCAGGATCGACTGCCGGAACACTGAACAACTGTGGTCGGGCGCAGCAAAGCACATTGGCCACAACCCATGCCGTAGGTGCTACGGTTTATTGGACTCAGGTTCCAGCTTTTACGGTTTGGCCAACCCCCGACAACACCCAGACATATCAGTTCGTGTACTGGCGGCTGCGCCGCACTCAGGATGCTGGCGGTGGTGTGAACGTCATGGATGTGCCCTTCCGTTTCATTCCTTGCATGGTTGCAGGGCTAGCTTACTACTTGGCTTTAAAAGTTGAAGGCGGGGCTGAGCGCTTACCTGTTTTGAAAGCCCAGTACGATGAGGCTTGGCAACTGGCTTCTGATGAAGACCGCGAGAAAGCTTCAGTACGGTTTGTGCCAAGACAGATGTTTATTGGAAGCGGTACGTAAATGGGTAACCGCTTCGCATCTGGCAAGAACAGTATCGCCATTTGCGATAGATGCGGCTTCCAGTACAAATTGACGGCCTTGAAGAAGGAAGTCATCAAGACAAAGATTTACAATCTGTTGGTTTGCGACGCGTGTTGGGACCCAGATCAACCGCAGTTGCAGTTGGGTATGTATCCAGTGGATGATCCACAAGCGGTGCGCAACCCTCGCCGGGACACAACATACGTGACGGCAGGGCCAAATGCACAGGGTTCTTTGACGGGTGGTTCGCGTGACATTCAATGGGGCTGGAACCCTGTTGGGGGTTCGCGGGCTTATGACGATCTGCTGACGCCAAATTATTTGGCAATGGCAGCACAAGTTGGTACAGTAACGGTACAGATAGGAGTTTAATATGGACAAATCAGATTTGAAACAGGACAAGGCCCTGATTAAAAAAGCGTTCAAGCAGCACGATGCGCAAGAACACAAAGGCGGCAAGGGCACATCCTTGAAGCTTAAAAAAGGTGGCCCTACGTCCGAAGACCGTATGCGCGTGGGCCGCAACATGTCCCGTGCAAACAACCAAAAGACAGGTTAATACCATGGCCAAGATTAACAACCTCCCCGCAGCAGCCTACGCTAAGCCGCACACCATGAACGGCAAGCCCGTGAACTTGGAAGAGAACCCCGGCAAAGGCGCAAACCGTAGCAAGCTGGACTCGATGGATGTGAGCATTGGTCGCATCAGTAAGTCTGCTGGCAACGAAGGCGTCAAGACCGATGGCATCAAAATCCGTGGAACTGGTTGCGCCACTAAAGGC